TTTTTGTTCTTTTTGTTCTTTTTGTTCTTTTTGTTCTTTTTGTTCTTTTTGTTCTTTTTGTTCTTTTTTTATATCCTTTTCCAAATTTTACATTTACATTAGGATATGGTGGATATGGTGTATATCTATTATATGATGTTTTTCTAGATTTTTGTTTAGATTTGCCTATATTAGACTGTCGCTCGAGTCTATCTTTCCTTCCTTTTGTTATTGCCTGCTCTATATCATCACATATAGATATATCAACTTTATCGTCGTGGATGTCGTCTATTAATTTTTTAAGTCTTGCGTTTGATAGTTTGATATTTCTATCCAAAAAATAATCTTGTATTTTAGGAATTGACAGGAAATCAAATTCCACAGTGTCAATATCTATGTCATACTCTTTTGAAATTGCGTTTTCTTCTAAAATTGAATGTAGCATTAATGAGAGAAAGTTTAAATAGTCTTTGTTCTTAAAATTTTTACAGATTTGAAACATTATATATCTTAAGAATTCCTTATGAAGTTGATAATTATCAACTATATCAAAATTAAATATGTCTCTAATTGTTGTATGTAAATCGTCACTCCATTTTTCTTTATTATTTAAATTATAGTCATTATATAATGTATCTAAAATACCTTTTAATTCTGCTATCTTTACCATTATAATATTATAATATTATAATGTTAAACTATTGTAATACTATAATTAATTTATTCGTCTTCGGATCCTATACGAGATTCAAGCTCCTCAAGTGCTGTTTTAAGCTTTAGAAGTTCTTTATTAAACTCTGATATATTTAATGCAAAATCAAGTACTGATGTATTTAATATTTTTAGTGTTTGTATCATCTTTACTGTAGGAACTCCTTTACTTTGTGAAAACCATCTTCTACTCTTAAAGAAAGGATGTGCCTTATTTAAACGTTCTAACTCTTTTTCTATATCATCTTGTGTAATAAGTGATAATGGTTGTAAAGCATTTTGTAAATCAACAAAATATAATCCTAACTGTAATAAATTTTTTTCTATTTCTATTTCTAATCTTTTCGACATTTCTTATATATATTTATATATTTATATATTTATATTTTTTTGTGTTTTTGTGTTTTTTTGTATTTTCTATATTTACGTTTATTTGTTTCTTTACTACCACCACCTTTTTTGCTTCTACCAGAAAACATAGAACCAATAAAAGAACGTTTTGGTGTTCCTTTAGAAGCAGTAAGATCAGCTCCTAAATTAAATGGTTCGGCAACTGTTCTACCAGCAAGTTCAACTGCTCCAACAGTACTTCCTAAAACTAGACTGCCTGTCAATCTTGCGGCTGCTTCAGGCGAACTTTTAAGTAAATTCATGTATTTACCATACAAACTTTTATTATATTTATCTTTATCTTCATTTTGTTTTTTTCTTTGTTCTAACTTATTATTAAATTCTTCATTGTTGCTTTGTAATGTCGTTATTATCTTAGTGCATGCATCATTCATATCTTGAATATTTGGAATTAAACTATTTAATGTGGTTTTTAGGGTTTGTAAAGAAGTCATTTATTATATATATTATAGATATATATATAGTATATAATATAAATTTAAAAATATATAATCTGTATAAATGAAAATAGTAAGTATTGATGTAGGCATAAAAAACTTAGCAATTTGTGTAATAGAAACAATAGAAACAATAGACTTAACAATTAACGCATATAAAAATTTTAAGATTATTTATTGGAATATTATAAATCTTTCAGAAAATAAAAAATATTGTAATTGTAGTACAACAACAAAGAAATCATTAAAACAATGTATTAAACCAGCACTATTTTTTAAAGATGATAAATTATTTTGTAAAATACATGCCAAAAATTCTAATTATTTATTGCCAGAAACAATAAATAAATATAAATCGCTTAAGTTAGATGCCTTAATTAATTTATGCGAACAATATAATATTAAATATGATGAAGTAACTAAAAGCGCCTTAATTAAAACAATTGAAATCTATATAGAAAAAAATTGTTTACTATCATTACAAAAATTAAATTGTAATACTATTAATTTAATAGAAATTGGCAAATCAATAAAATCTAATTTAGATAATTTAAATGAAACAACTAATTTATTTATGAATATTGATTCTATATTAATTGAAAATCAAATAGGACCCATTGCAAATAGAATGAATAGTATTCAAGGAATGTTAACTCAATATTTTATAATGAAAGATATTTATAATATTAAGTATGTTTCTGCTTCTAATAAATTAAAAAATTTAATTGAAAAAAATACAACTTATAGTGAGAGAAAAAAACAAAGTATATTAATTGCTAAAGATATACTAATTAAAAAAAATATTGATAAAAAATATATTGAGTTTTTTGAATCACATAGTAAAAAAGACGATTTGGCAGACTCATTATTACAAGCAGTATGGTTTATTAAAGAAAATTAATTTTTAATTTTTAATTTTTTAATTTTTAATTAATATTAATTTCGTAAGACTTAAAATTATATGTTCTAGTTTAATTATAATGAATTCTTTAGAACCCATAGTTATTGAATTAGATGGAAATAATAAAAATGAAATTTCTCTATCAAATGATTCTGGTATCAATACTAAGTCATCTATTAATTTTGGAGGCGGAATAGAGTTATTAATGAATGATAAAAAACGCGGTGGCTCTAATAAAACATTAGGCGACTTAAGCGAACTTGAAAATGAATTAAATGAATTATCAAGTACTATTAATGAAAAAAATGTAGAAAATACTAGAGATAATATATTTAATAAAGCAATTAATTTTAATTTTAAAGATAGTACTAAACCAATAGAAAAAGAAGAAGTAAAGCCATCTGATGAAAGTAATTTAGGAAAACAAACAATAGGTAATATGAATAATACAAAAACTTGGGATGGGTATGGAAAAGTACATCCAATTCCAAATGAGGTTGATGAACCGCAATTAACAAAAGAAGAGTTAGTTAGAGAAAAATTTAAGTTTTTAAGAAGATTAGAAGAGTTAGAGAGAAAAGGAGCCACTTTAACAAAAAAATATACAATGGACTCCCCGCTTCAAGAATTACAAGGAGAATATGAAATGATTATTTCTGAAAAAGAAAAAAGCAACAGTATTAAATTTCAAGGAAAAATGCTAATGGCTTGTGTTACAGGACTTGAGTTTTTAAATAATAAGTTTGATCCATTTGATATTAAAATGGATGGCTGGGGAGAACAAGTAAATGAAAATATTAGTGATTATGATGAAATTTTTGCTGAATTACACGAAAAATATAAATCAAAAGCCAAAATGGCACCTGAACTAAAGTTATTATTTCAATTAGGTGGTTCCGCAATAATGGTACATATGACAAATACAATGTTTAAGTCAAGCTTGCCTGGAATTGATGATATAATGAAACAAAACCCAGAACTCATGAAACAATTTTCACAGGCAGCAGTTAACTCTATGGGTGAATCAAATCCAGGATTTGGAGGATTTATGAATAATTTTATTCCTGGAAATAATAATATTCCAAATCCAAATATTGGAACACCTCCACCCCCGCTTGAAACACAAACTATGAAAAGCGATCGATATGCCATTCCAAAAAATAGACCAGATTTAATATCTTCTAAAAAACAAAATGGAATTAGTATAGAAGAAAGATTTGCCTCGGTTGATTCATCTGATAATATTAAAACACCAGCACCACCACGAAGACAAGAAATGAAAGGACCGCGCGATATTAATGATTTATTATCTGGATTAAAAAGTAAATCAGTTGCCATTCCAGACTATAGAGATAAAGAAGAAAAAGATCCAAGTACAGTGAGCATTTCCGAATTAAAAGAATTAAATAATCAAAAACAACCCAAATCAAACCGCAAACAATCAAATAGTCAAAAAAATACAATTAGTTTAGATTTATAATTAAACCAATTAAACCAATTAAACCAATTTAGAGTTAAAAATTGAATTATTATTATAAATATAATAATAATAATAATAATACTTAGATGAGTAATATCACTTCTGAAAACATTTATATTTTATTAGATACTAGTTATTTTATATTTTATAGATACTATGCTTTAGTAAATTGGTGGAAGTTAGCAATGCCTGAAGTTCCATTAGGAAATCCAATAGAGAATGAAGAGTTTGTTAATAAATTTACAAAAACATGTATTAATAAAATTAAAGAAATACCTAAAAAATTAAAACTTAAAAATAGTAAAAATACAAATTTTAAAATTATTGCTTCTTTAGATTGTCCTAGGCATGATATATGGAGAAATAATATTTACGATAATTATAAAGAAACTCGTATCTATAATAGTGAATTTCTTGGTGGCCCATTCTTTAAACTTGGAATTAATATAATTAAAGAAATGAACATTCCAACATTTCATCATAATTATTTAGAAGCAGATGATATAAATGCTTTAATTTGTAAACATTTGTTAAATAAATATGATAATATTATGATTTATATTATTGCAAGCGATATGGATTATTTACAGTTAGTTTCAGAAAAAGTTAAAATAATGACCCTTCAATATAAAGATATTACTACAAGCAAACATTGTTTTGGAAATGCTGAATTTGATTTATTTAATAAAATAATTACTGGAGATAAAAGTGATAATATTAGTCCTGTTTTTAAAAAATGTAATCATTCAACAATTGTCAATTATTTTAACAATAAAACATTATTTGAAGAGCAATTAAAATTACAAGGATGCGAAGATATTTATAAACGAAATAAAAAATTAATTGATTTTAATGAAATTCCACAAGATTTAGTATTAGAATTTATGACTACTCTTAGTCTAACTAATACTACGATTTAAATAGTTTAAAAGATGCGTTATGTGGTTGTTTAATTATTTGTTTTTTTGAAATAGTTTTTTTTTTGGAATATTTAATAGTGCCTCCACGTGCTGCCACCGGTAGCCCTGTCCCAGGTTGCCCTGTCCCAGGTGGCCCTGTCCCAGGTGGCCCTGTCCCAGGTAGCCCTGTCCCAGGTGGCCCTGTCCCAGGTGGCCCTGTCCCAGGTGGCCCTGTCCCAGGTGCTTTTGCCTTTTTTTTTGCTAGCAACGTCTTTACAAATTTCTGTTTTATTTTTGCTGGTTTATTTTCCTTCTCTTCTTTTTTTGCTTCCTCCGTTGGATTATAAGTTTCATCATATACACATTTAATATAATTAGAGCATATATTACACCATAACTTATTTCTTATAGTTTGACTCTTGGAACCGCATATTTTTTTACATTCTTCTTTAACTTCTACTTCTATATCTTTAGGATTTTGACATGTTTTTATGTATTTAGAAATATCTTCTTGTAATTTTTTTTGAAAATTTGTAATATCATCAAAAGTAGGCACACCTTCATATAATCGTCTTGTAACTAAAACAACATTTGAATTTGTCTTACTTTTTATAAATTTTATCTCAATATATAATTTTTTTTCTTTCTGTTTTGTATTTTTTTCTTTTTCAAAATAATATGTTCTAAGTGCTGTTTTAATATCATTTTTAATTTCATTTTCATTTTTAAAAAACTTTAGTTTTTCATTATCTTCTTTAATTTTATAAAATATTTGATTTAAAATACTCGGATTACCTGTTTCAAAACATTCACTACTATATTCATTTTGTTTATATAATTTGTTTTCAAATATAATATCAATAATTTTATATTTTAATAATTTGTTATAATCTAGTTCAATTTTAAAATCATAACTATTTTCTTTTATAATTTTGTTTTGTTTAGTCTGAAAAAAACTATCTAAAATATTTCTAGTTGTAGATTCAACATTTAGATATTGCTTAATAGATAAAGAAATATTATCATCTATGTTTAAACTTTCGCTCGCCTCAGCTGCTGCTTTTTTTGCTGCTGCTTCTGCTTCTGCCGATATCGCTTTTTTTAATGCCACTTCTGCTACTTGTACCTTTTTTTTTGCCTCCTCCGCTGCCTCTGCTTTTTTAGCTGCTTCTTTTTCTGCTGCGGCTTTTTCAGCTGGTACGACCACTGTAATTACTTTTTCTGCTGCTTCTTCTGCTGCCACGTTTGCTGCTGCTGCCGCTGCTTTTTCAGCTTCCGTTTTTTCTAGTGCCTTAGCCACAATATCTTTATGATTTACACAACTTTCTACTTTACTTTTATTATTCTCAATAAAATTTTTTATAAGCTCATTTATTTTACCAGCAACAGGATTTTTTAAATCAATATAATATAATTTTTTGTTATTTTCTTTGTTAGAGTTACTATCATTATCAGGATTTTTATATAAAAAACTTCCATCTTGTGTGAATATAATTTTAACAAGAAAAATATATACATTTGTAATAAATATTTTATAATTATCAATAATGTTTGACTTATCTATTATTGTAGATGAATTTTTTGATTTATATTCAGTTATAAATTTTTGTACTAATGCTTTATTTTTAATAAAATTTATACATGTTGCAGCAGTTAATGGTTGCTTTAATGTATTTGTAATAAAGTCATTAAATCCTTTTGTAAATAAATTTTCTAATTTTGTATTATCTTTCCTAATTTCTTCTGTGGTTTCATATTTATTATTATTATTAAATAGACTAATATAAAATGGTACATAATATTCGGGCGATGGTTGTTCTCCTGAATATACTTTGTCCAATATATCAGTTGTAAATTTAATTTTTTTCATTTTATACTCTTTATCTTGTATAATATTGTCAATAACATTAAATGAAACTATTCCATATTCTTGTATACTTTCATTCATTTTAATTATTATATATTATTATATTCCTATATTATTTAATATTATTAAATATTATTTAATAATCATTTTGTTATTGATTGGGTTATTTATTGGGTTATTTATTGGGTTATTTATTGGGTTATTTATTTGATTTTGTGCTTTAAACAAAATATGTTGTGCATTTTTAATTTCTTCATCTGTAATTTTGCCGTCTTTATTAATGTCAACTTCATTATACAAATATTTATATTTTTCTGGTATTACGCAATATTGACTATTTTCATTAAAAATAGTTCCAGATAATATTATAAAAGTTGCTGTTAAAAATAAAGAAAGTAATAAATCTCTTGTACCAGTAAATACAGTTAAAAATATTATAATTTCTCTTGTAATAGTATTTTTTATGAAAGCTTCTTGTGATTTACTAAAATTTAATACTAGATATTTAGAAAAATAATTTAATATTATTAATCCTAATCCAGCAAGTAATTTGCTGTTATTAATTGGTTTTAAAAACTTTGTTGAAAATGTTGAAAATGTTTTAAAAAAATTATTATTTTTTTTTTTCATATATAATTAAAAAATATAATAATTAATTAATTATTAAATTGTAGAATTTTAAATATTTATTCTCTCTTTTTAATAGTATGAGTTCTTTAGTAATTACTGCTGCCACATTAGATGATGAATATAACAATAACACTAATTATAATAATAATGCCAGCAACAACAGCGCAAACAACAACAACGCAAACAACAATAACGCAAACAACAACAACAGTGCAACCTGTAAAAAAAATCAAACATATAAAAATAAAAACTCTCAAAAAATAGATAAAACAATGTTACAACAATTGTATAACTCAAATAATTCAAACAATTCAAATAATGATGATAGTTATGATATGGGTGATTTTGTGCCAGTTCAAAAAACAATGCACAATGCGAATATTCAACAACAAGTTTTAAATTCTAATACAAAATATAATGAAGTGTTAGATGATGATGATGTAGTTAGAAAAACTAATTTAGAAATGTCTAAAGACAATGAAATATATAAACAATTTATTAATAATTATAATAATTCAATAGAAAAAGATTTATATAATTCAAATTATTTAAATACTTCAACATCTAATAATGATCTTATAAAACGTTTAGATAAAATATTATATTTATTAGAAGAAGACAAAAATGACCAAAATCATTTAATAACAGAAGAACTTATATTATATGTATTTTTAGGAGTATTTATTATATATGTACTAGACTCATTTGTTAAAGCTGGAAAATATGTTCGTTAATAATTTTTTGCTTAAGTGATGATTAACATATTTGTAGACAAAATTGGTTTTTTTATATAATTATATAAAAAAAAAGAAGTATAAGAATTATTTAAAGCAGTTAAGGAATTTTTTAATAAATATTGAATAAGTATATTATTATAACTAATATTATCAATATTAATATAACATTTTTTATTTAAAACAATTAAAAATCCATTAATAAACTCTGTATTATCGCAATTTTTTATAGAACCTACTAAATCTAATAATATGATTTTTTTGTTTTCTTTTTTATATAACTCTTTAACTTCAAATGTTATATTACTTTGTTTAAAAAAATAACATGCTTTTAACTCATTTGTATTAGTATCTAATAAGCCATATATCTTATATATATTTTTTAGTATTAAATGTAATAAATTAGATTCATCAATTATTATAACGCATTTAAAATAATTTTTACTGAGAGTTATAAAATTTAGTAATAAATAAAAATTAATATTGCTTATTTCTATAATTTTATTATTGCAATTATATTTGGGACAAATTAGTGCACTATTAAAAATATAACTATTATATTTGGTTAAAGGAACAATTCCTTTTAATTTGCCATTATGTTTAAATAATGATATTTTAAATTCTTTATTATCATGCATCTGATAATATTCATATGTTTGTATTAATTGTTCTTGTATATCTTTATTTTTATAAGTATTATCAATACTTAAAAAATCAATATAATAACTTTTTAAGACTTGATTTTTTATTGTTATAGTAATTGGTTTTCCACTTAAAGCACCAATTATACTATGTGTAGGCTCTATTGTTTGTTGATTTAATGAATATTGTTGTTTTCTATAAATTGCAATATATGATTTATTTATATGTCCTGTAAAAAAAGCAACAAAATTATTCTTGCTTAATAAATAAGTTGCTTTCATATTTGTTTTATTTGTTTTATTTGTTTTATAATTATTATTTATTAGGTCAATTATGTTATTTATTTCTTCTTCGCTATAGTCAAAAAAGTTTTTATTAGTAATATCATTAAAATTAGTATAATTATTTATTTTTGGACTCTCATATACTATACCATCTGGATTTATCCAATTTATTAAATTATAACTATGAAATACAGGTTGATGAGACCAAAACTTATATGTTATTTTTATATATAATTTAAATAATAAATATAAAATAATAACAAACACTAATATATAATACAATATCATTTATAGTATATAAAAATATACTATAAATTTCTACTTATAAAACTTTAATTTTATTTTTAATAGTATCATTTAAAAATGGATAAATTAAAGCAATAATGGTATTGATGTATATATTTTTATTTATAACAACAATTTGTTCTAGACTATTACTATATTTATTTGTTATTAATTTGGCTAATTCAATTCCAACTTTAATTTCTAATAAATGTTTTGTACTAAACCCTTTACAATCAAAAATCCACGCCCACTTATTTTTATTTATTGATAATAGAGAATCATAATGATTTAGTATTCCTTCTGTATCATAATATTTAGTGGCTTCAGACGGGCAAGTATAATAATATGTTATATTATTGTACACTCCTACAGATTTAAAAGAATGACTTGTAGGATCATCTTCACATATTTTACATATACAACAAGAATCACACATTATATAGTATTAGATTATTTTTTAAGCTAAAATTTTATTAATATATGAGTTGGATATATTTATTGCGTTTATAAAGTCACTGGCTATCATTGTTTCAGATAATTTAAACTCATCTAAATTATTATAAAATAATTTATAATATAAATTACCATCATTTTTAGATACTTGAATATAATAATATTTTTTATTGGAACTTATAGTGGGTTTGACAGTTTTAGTGCGAACTGTTAGTATTTTTATGTTTTTTTCTTTATTCATTAAAAAATAAATATTAAGAAGTTCTACTTTACTATTAAATTCATTAAACTCTTCTTCTGAAAATAATACAATCGGTATTTTATATATATCCGCCAATAACATTATATCTGTAGTAGTTATTAAATATGTATTCTCTGTTATAATATCGTCTATATTAACTATTTTATTGGCTAATTTATTGCTAATATCTTCCTTGCCTTCATTATTCCATAATGAGAGAATTTTTTGTTTATATGTGTTATTTTCAAATAATTCATTATATTTTTTAATTAAATTATTTATAATATTTTTTAAACTGACTGTAGTAGTACTATTATTATTAATAATTTCTAGTATTAATTGATAACTACATAACACTGAATTAATAGTATTAAATTCTTTACATTTCATAGGTTCATTAAAATAAGTATATGTTTTTAGTTCAATTTCATTAGTACAATTTATAAAATTTGCTGGCTCTGTTCCAGGACTTTGTTTTTGTGTTATTTGTGTTATTTGTTTTATAGGTAAAGTTTCTTTAATCTCTACATCATCTTCTGAAATTAATTTTGTTTTTTTTTTAGTTAAAATTGCAAATTTTGTTGGTTGCGCTGATTTTGTTGGTTGCACTGGTTGCACTGGTTGCACTGGTTGCACTGGTTGCACTGATTGCGCAAGTTGCGTTGATTGCGTTTTAATTTTTTTCTGGTCAAGCGCCGTATTGAGCGCCGTATCAAACATTTGATTTAAGGTTGATTCTTTTCCAGGAGTAAATTTTACTGATAAAGTAGGATTTGGATAACTAATAGAGGTTTTACTTTCAAAGTCATTATAAGTTATTTCTTTTAAAAATTTATTTTTGCGCGAGTTAGTTGGGTTGACAATATCATATGGTATAATATCAGTGTTATAGATATTTATTGGAATAAGATTATTAAAAAAATCGTCATTTAATTTAGATTCAATTATTAATAATTCATTAGGATTTAAATTATATTTATTATAAGAAAAATATAAAAATGAGCGTTGGCTAAAAATGAAATCTCTAATTCTATTATAACGTATTAATTCATCTGCAATTTTTTGATAATAATTTTTTTCATTAGATGTATTAGTAAAAAAATTAATTTTTGGTATTTTTAATTTACATATATTATTTGCTTCATCATATTCACAAAAAAATTTATCTTTACATTTAATATTATTAATACACGATTTAATTTCATCACTATTATTTGTTTTATATTCATCATATGAAATATCTATGAATGTTATATAATTACTAGTTAATGTTTTTAATTCTTGAACAATTTTTTCATTCTTTTCAAAATAATTAATCTCATTATTTTTAAGTATTTCTAAAATAGTTTGAATATAATTAGTAGTTATTTTTATTTTAATATTGGATAATAAAATTCTTATTGTATTTCTAAATGAATTATAGAGTTTATTTTCAAAATTTATTTTATTTAAATCAGACATATTTCTTGATTTTTCCGAGGTTAATGATACAATATCGGCATTAATATAATCATTATTAATTGAATTAATATTTATATATTTATAACTTATAACAGGCAAATCATCGGTTACGGATTCATTGTTTTCAGGGGGCTCAATTTTAATATACTGATTTGTAATAGTAATAATTCCAACAATATTCGTATCTTCAATGACTTTTAAAACTGGTTTGCAGACAATTTTTTCATTGCTTTCTTTATACAGTGTTTCTAAAAACTCTTTTGTTTTTTTATAAGAATTCCATTTAATATCAGTAATCCAAGTAATTTTACTATCTGAATTAACCATATCAATTAAAATATTAGAAGGATAACAAGGAATATAATACTCATCTAATATATCACTATTTAATCTTACCATTAATCCTATTACTTTTCCATTATAATTTAATACTTGATTGCCTATTATATAATTTAAAGACTTTATTCGTTCAACTATTTCTTTAAGTGATTTATTTCTAATAAATACATATTTTTTAATTTGTGGTTCTTCTGGTGCGCAGTATTCTTCTATATTTGAAAATATTTTATAAATAATTTTATTTATTTCTGGGATTGTTTTTGTAGTTTTTTTAAAAAATTTTGTTATTATAATATCGGTTTTTTTTTTAGTTTTTTTTTTGGTTATATCTCCTGTATATTCAACACTATTTTTTGGTTCATTTTTGTTATTTTGTTTAATAATTATAACTTTATTTTTATTAATACTTTAGGTTTTGTTTGAAAAAGAATTTGAAGGGCAAATAATAATAA